TCTCAGCCTTAAGCTTTTGAGCTTCACGAGTTGAATCGCTGTACCGTACTTTGTACGGATTACCTTCATCGTCCCAGTTCATACTTGGAGTCTGAGGCACTTCCCTTGGGCTAGTGTCCATTTTTGGAGTTACTTGCTCTGGAACTGGCTCTTTTACTTCAGCCTGTTCTACTGGGGTATCTTGTATCGCACCATTAACCTGCGTTTCTAATGCATCAAAAAAGTCTGCATTGGAGTCCTCAACCATTGTATCCATAACTTCTTCAACAACTTGTTCGGAGTTACCTTTCTTCTTTTTTGCCATCTTTCGTATATTCCTTTAATTTACGATTACGGTAAGTTATTACCTTGTTTTTTTTCTTCCAAACCGTTTTGAACGAGTTGTTTGAACTCTTTCTCTTGGTTTCTTTGCATATCTTTTGACCGCTCATTCTGGAGATCCTGATTTGCTCTTGAAACAGCAACATCTCCTTTTAGCTTTGCGCTAGTATCAAGCACCTGCTTGCGCATATCATGCTCTGCCATCCTGACTTTATCTTTAATACCAGCCTGGACAAGCTGTCTTTCAAGTGTTTCAATTGTGCCTTCTTTGTCTTTAATCAATTCTTGAGCCTCCCCTAATTGTTTTTGCATCTGAGAAAGTAGACTCTTACGCTTAGCAATTTCTTCCTTGCCTTTAATATCTGCCTCAGCCAATACAGCAATATCATCTACAATACCAAGCTTTAACATCTCCATGAGTTCTTTTAAATACGCCCATCTATTAATTGGCATTGTTGAGCCTGCTACTAATCTGATATCAAACTTGGCAGTTTCATAATCAAAAAACTTTCCTATCGCATCACCATATTTATTATATTGAATGATATTAACTTCAACATCTTTTACTTTTTGATTATTTGGCTCAACTATCCTAAATATTTTATTAGACTTATAAGTAGCCTGAGCATAGTCTCTTACAATCTCTCCTAAATGTTGTAATGATGGCTCAACTGCGTTCTTCATCCATGTTTTAACCCTTCTAGTTCCATACTCATCATTAGCTAAAAGCCCTTTAAATGTATCATGCT